AGCGAATGCCACCGTCATGCGCGGTCATGACACAGCAGCCACGATCAGCGCGGCAACTGCCACCATCGGAACCGCCACCAGTCCAATCCAGATCGGCAATTCACCTTTCGGGCGATCCATGGGCACAATCTGCCCATGCCCCCAGTCGTTCCAGCGCTTTTGCACGGGGTGCGTGTGGCGACAAGGGCGGCTGCTACGGTATGTCGGGGTCATTTCCATTCTCCATAAAGTTCTTCCCGCCGCGCTTTCGACATAGCCAAAAGATGGGCGACTGCGCATTCGCGCTGAAACCTTGCCTCATTCTCGCGGATTGCCGCAAGGATAAGGCGTGCGTTCTGGCGGGTGTTGGTCATGCTTCCATTCTCCGGTCACGGGCCTGGTCTGCCTTGTATTCCTCATATTCGGCATACCATTCGGACAAGTCACTATCGGCGCGACTTTCGGCGGCATCAAGAATGGCGTCTTCTTCGTCGCCAGACACTTCAAATTCAGTCTGCCAAAAAGCATCCTTGATAGAAAGGATTTCGACTTCGCCACCTTCTGCCGGTTGATACATGGTGGCGGCAACGTAATCCGTAACGCCGTAAGTGATTTCCAACTCATAATCACGCTCGCCAAGACGGCCTTCGCGGGTGATGATATGGTCAAACTTGAAAGTGTGCGTCGTCATCGTCTCGCCTTCCATCTCGTTTCGATGCCCCATCATACCGCAATCTAAATCACGGTCAATAGGCTATTGCAAAATTATTCTAACGCGGCCATACCAATCAAATGACGGAACTCACAGAACGCATTCGCGCCCGCGCTGCCGCTGTCGGCATATCCATTCGCCAGTTACACAAGGATGCCGGGGTTGCCGGCAACGCATTGTGGCGATGGGAGAATGTAGCGGACAATCCAAGGCCCGCGCTGGTGGCGAAACTAGAGGCTGTTTTAACCAAGGCGGAGATGGAAGGTGAAACTTGATGAATACGCACGCCGAGCGGTCGGCCAGGATCAATTGCTCGCGGCCAAGATGGCAGAGTTTCGGGCGATGCTGAACATCGGCGGGAAAGATGCGATCCAGCGCGTTCGCGATGACGTGCATTCGATCATTGACGCGCAACTGGATTGCTGGGCAGAATTCCACGAGGCGGCTAAGCGGGGGGATTTTCCCAATGCCTAATCCTGGAACCATACGGCGCGAGATACCCGACGACTTCGCGGAAATGCGGGCCAAGCTAGGCGGATGCACTCGCCTTCAAGTTCATTACAGCGCGTCAAGCCGAACCGTTCAGCGATGGCTCAAGACAAGCGGATTGCCGCATATCCAAGTCGCCCCGCCCTATCGCGGCACTCCCATTCCCGATGACTTTCGATTGCAAGCCCCCAATATGACGCGCGGGCAGCTTATCGGGCATTATGGTGTTACCGAAGGCGTGGTTCGACGTTGGGAGAAAGTGACGGGCATCAAGCCGCTTATTGCCCGAACAACGGGCTTCCGCTTCCCCAAACTGAACAGCGACATTCCACCACCTCGGCGCGATACTCCGCAAGAACTGGCGGTCGAATATCTGCGTCGATATATGCCCGTCAGCCGATGCAATGAACGTGGCGGATTTCGGCTTGATGGCGATCACTACCGCGTCGGCAATACGGTAATGACTGGTAATGAGATGATGGAACGAGCCTCGCGGCTGCGGGTCAAGTATGGAGCGATGGCCTGATGTATCTCGACGCAGAGGCGACAACGCCTGAAACTTACGCCCGCCAGATATCCTACATCAGCAACCCNGNNACGATCCGCGCCAGAACGATGGAAGAATTNGGNCGCGCNCCNTCGATTGGAACGNATNAAGGAAATTCAGGCAGAACGATCATCGGCGCCAGTTGATGACGAATGGGACGACAGCGACGGGNTNGANTTTCAGGTCAAGGGGCTGATTAAAGCGGTCAAGCCTCACAGAACCACTCTGGCGACTTTGACCGTCGCGCCGATTATCGCCCCGCAATACGCCGGCCACGTCGGGAGAACGGCTAATGAGGTCATAGACGACATTGCTGCCAGAATGGGTTTGACCCGAAACGACATCCTTGGCTCGCGCAAGCCAGCCGTGTTTGTACATGCCAGACGCCTGATTGCGTCCATCCTTCGCGCGCGGGGGAATAGCTATCCACGGATAGGCGAGTGGCTGGGTGGGCGCGATCACTCGACCGCCATAAACTTGCACCGCAAATTCCATGAGACGGTAAAGGCAGTTCCTGGGGCTTTCACGATTTACGAAGAATATCTCATGGGGGTTGATCCCGACGCCGTGGAATATGCGCGGCAGTTTGTCGTCAAGCCACTGCCGGCGCAAGCGTTTCAATCTGGCCTGCCCTGCATTTGCTGCGATACGGGAATGTATTTCCCATCGCTAAAGGATGCTGCGCAGTGGCTAAGGGATAGCGGCAAACCCAAGGCTGACCCGTCTGCCATATCTAAGGCAATCCGCAATTGCAGCATCGCCTACGGCTACAGGTGGGATTTGGACAGGCGTGATAATCCCGGCAAGATCAAGCGGTTTCCGATTGCAATTGACGCTACCTAAGCGGCCAAATCCGCCTAATCTCATCCTCAATGCGCGGTCGTATAAAATCAGGGAGGGCCGCAAGGCTCTCCCTTCTTTTTTCTATGTCGGGTAGGGAGCATATCCGTTCGGCGGCCTGATAGACATAGAAACGCGCCCAAGACTGGATGCTAGGGCGCGCTTCTTGCCAGGGGGTTTGACCAGATAGGATGGCGTGGAGTTGTTCAGTGGGTTTTTTGTAGGTCAAGCCAAGTCTCAAAACATTCCCACGCCGCCAAGGCTCCGAAACAGACCGCAACAAATGCGCCAGCCTTCTCAGCGGCGACGAGGTAGGCGGCTTGCTCGGGCGACAGGGTGGACAATCGAGGGTCAAGTCTTTTTAGCTCGATACATAAACTAGGTGATCCAGGTATCTGGATATCACTCGCCCCGACCGTCAAACCTTCCAACTTATGCAGCTTCATAGCTCGCGCCGTTGCCATTCTGTCTTCATTGCGAATGTGAATAGCAATTCGCCCCCACGTTTCGGGGTATTCCTGCCTGACACGATTAAAGAATGCGACTTGTTCCGTAGCCTCTTTAGGGCACTTTCCGCGATAGTCGCCGCCGAATGTGGGGACTGGGCTGTCGGAGGGTTTCACCGTCCGCCCCCAAATATCCCGCGCAACACGTCGTCACCAAGCGCACTATCCCGCTTCTTGATCAACTCCCCATGGACAGCTTGCAGCCATCGGCGGTTGACAGTCACGCGATCATTGGGGTTCCCTTCGCTGACTTTGCGCAGGGCTTCTAGGTCGATTTTCATAGGGCCTCCATCAAACTAAACCACTATCTCACTTCCCCGCGCCTACGTCAACCATACCGGCGCAATTTCTCGACCTTGGGGTCGTGGGCTAGGAGGGTGGGTAGTTCTTCATCGTCGGGGGTTCGCCCATAAGCGAGAACGCGCCAAAAATTTGAGCCCTCTTCCTTGAGGTAGCTCACTGTTTTTGGATCACCTTCGCACGCCTCCCATTTGGCCAGATCGGACGCAGCGCGGGCATTAGTTGGGTTGCACATTAGCCATATGCTGAACTGCTTCCACGGGGTCACGAAATCAATCCTCAAGGTAGCGTTGCCCTTCTGGCTGGTGCTTTCCTTGGTTTCATAAGACAGCACTCTTTCAGTTTGAACGGCATAGGGGTTTTTCTTTTGAGCGACGAATTCGGCGATGAGTTTGGCGGCAGGATCGACCAGTTCCGCCTTGCAGCTAGAGCAATACCGAGCCGCGATATCGTTCGGATGGTCACATGCCTCGCAAATTTTAGAAGTCCAGAAATATCCGCAGCGTGAAAACTCGCCACGGGGATCAGGACGAACGTAACCCATGCATCTGCGCCCATAGTGGGCGGACACAGGGCCATGCTCCGACATCAGCGGACTGCCGAATACGTCTAGGCAATAACCGTGTTTATCTCTGGCGAAATCCGCATAATCCGGCTGTAGCGAAAACTCGTTCAGGAAGCCGCAGTCAGGGCATTCAGCCTCTATAATGGCCTTACCGCCACTTCCTCCCGAAACCTTCACAACGGGCGCGAATAGGTCGCCTGACGGGCAATGCGTATCGACGTTGCCCCCATAGTCGAGGAATAGGAAGTTATCCTTTCCGTCGAACAAGCGCGTCCCGCGATAAGCGATTTGCTGCAACAGCCGGATGCTTTCCATCTTACGCAAAACCGCAATCACATCGGCATGGGGCATATCAACGCCCACGGTCAGAACACCAACATTGACTAGATACTTGATTTCTTGACGGGCGAAACGCTTCAAAATTCCTTCGCGGTCTTTCGTGCCACCAGTGATGATCTCGCTTAGTGAGGGCGGGAGGCTAGCAAGCACTTCCTGGGCGTGCTGGATCGTGGCGGCATAGACCAACACCCCGCGACGGTCGCGCGACTGCGCCACTACGTCTTGACATATGAGGCTCGTTTTCCGCCCGTGCCCGTGATATGCGCGATCAACCGCATCGGCATCAAATTGGCCGCGCTTATTGAGTAGTAGCCCTTCGGTTTCGTATGCCGTCGCATTGATGGCCCCGATCAATGGTGGCGTAAGGAACTTCTGGTCGATCAATTCACGCGCGGTAATGCGGAATACGCATTTGGCAAAATACGGCTCTCTAGCTTGATCCTCGCCATTGATCGACCCATCCGGCCACTCCCGGAATATGAAGCCTGAGCCACGGCGGTAAGGCGTGGCGGTCAACCCACACACTCTCAAGTTCGGATTGCCCTCTCGCATTTCATCAATAACCGCCTTGATTGTCGGCGTGATTAGGTCGCACTCGTCAATGACGATCATGGCAAAGTCGCGCTTGAAAGCGGAAATTCGGTTCTTGATCGTGAGGGGGCTGCCGAAGATGACGGGATGCCGCAGAGACTTCGCGCCCGCACTGGCAGAAAACATGCTGCATGGGTTGCCAGTCGCCTGATATTTGGCGCGATCCTGCACAACCAATTCCGATGTCGGTGCGGTGCAAAGCACTCGCTTGCCTGTCATCTCGGTGAATGATGACGCGCGATCTCGGCAACTAATACACCGACTTGACCACGCACCGACCCGCCGCCGTCAACTAATGAACGGATCGGTGCTGGAGTTTTAACTGTCGGAGTTGCGGCGTCAACGGCGTCTTGCTGATACCCCCGAAGCTCAAACACCTTGCCCCCCGAACATCAGGCCATCCAGCATATCCCCCGCGCCATCGGAAATGAAATCAGCCTTGGCCGAAGCGATGTTCTTCGCGGCCTGCCTGTAATAAGAGGATTTCAACTCCACCCCAACACCTCGCCGTCCGAGATAGACAGGGCTGTAAACCTCACTTCCAACACCCATGAACGGGGTGAAAACCGTCTCGCCGGGGTTGCTGTAGAGTTCAACACAACGGTGGATGATATCCAGCATCAGCGGGTGAACATGCTTGATGTCATCCGGCTCACGGGCATTGCCGTCATCGACAACCGCTCTCGCTTTCAGACCATCGCCGCAAAGCTGATCGTTGCTGGCGCGAATATCCATCCAGATAGAGGAGGCGTAACGACGCCATACGTTCTGCGAAAAGCGGTTCTTCTTCTGGTCGCCCACAAACCCGCGCTGTTCCAGGCATTCAGGTGGCATGGGATCGGAACCGAAGTAGCGCAGGAAGCCATTTGGGTGCGTCACCGGAACCTTGTTCTCGCCGCCCTTGCGGAAGAACAGGATATAGTCGGCATCGGCCACGCTAGACCGGCTGCTGTCATCCACGATGGTGATATGGGCAAGCGACTTAACCATGGTCCGCAGGCGAACCGCCAAAGGCTCATTCCACTTGAGAACGCGGCCCATGAACTGAAAGCCGGCTTCTTCGTGAAGTTTGATAATCCGGCCCGGAAGATCGTGCTTCGATCCGTCATACCCCATGGAAATATCCATGCAGTGAACCGCATTGATCCTTCCGGGCTTGGTAACGCGGTAGAGTTCGCGGACAAGAAAGCCATATTGTTGATAGAAGCCGTCGAACGTGTAATTATTCGACATGTCGCGCTCATCACCAGAATACTGGAATAACCCGGCGAATGGGGGCGAGTAAACCGCCATATCCATGCTGTTCGATGGCATATCTGCGATTACATCGACGCAATCGCCATTGTAGATTGCATAGTCGTCGGTGATGATTTGATCGGAAACAGGCATATTCAATTCTCCATCCATGTCGGCACGTTGACCTTATCGGTCTCGGTGAAAATGCGCTTGTGGCGCTGCGCTTGAACCATGTGCGCCATCATCTCGTCAAACATTTTATCCGCCGCCTCGGCCTTTCTTTTCCGCGACGAGGCGACATTAGCGAGCGAGGTTGTTCCGATTTGATGAACCGTCACGTCGCGGGTTTGCCCGAACCGCCAGAACCGGCGCACCGCCTGATAATACTGTTCATAGCTGTAATCGTCGAAGTAGGTGCAGGCCGCCGAATGCTGCCAGTTGACGCCAAGGGCTGCAATTTTCGGCTTGGTTATCAGATATTTGATTTGCCCAGACTTGAACGCAAGGAACTTCTCTTCCTTAGCCTCGTCCTTATCTGAACCTTGCAGATTGACCGCGCCGGGGAGAATGTCAGCCATCAAATCGGCTTCGGCATTCAGGTGGCACCATCCTACGCCGTTGTCGTGTGTTGCCAGTAGGGATGCAGCCAATTCGCATCGCTCAACTATAGTCGCTTTGCGTTCCTCGCGCTCCTCGACAAGCCCGCGCACGGTCATGGGGAACAGGCTGTTAACCGCCTTGCTTTGAACCTTGTGCGGGATTTCACGCAGGGCTGGGAGTGTCCATCCTGTATCGTCAAAGCCCATATCAGACGGCCGGCGAATGGCCCGCGCCCACGACGCAACCCAACGCCAGAAATGCTGCTCGGCGTGACCTTTGAACCGCCATTGCTGTCCGATGTGGGCCGGATGCAGCGTTCCATCGTTCGACTTGAAGAACATTTCCAGCATCGTCATGTAGGCCATATCGCCCAAGGCTTCGGATGACGTTCCTAGCTCGGTGTAATCGTTCGGGCTAGGGGTGGCTGTGTACATCGAACGATATTCGACCTTGCGCATAAAGTCCGTGATTGCAGCCTTGATCTTGCCGTCAAAGTTTTTCATGATCGAACTTTCGTCACATACGATCCCAGCGAAATCATGCGGTGAAAAGTGGCGAAGACGCTCATAGTTTGTGCAGACAATACCCTTTCCGGCGGTAAATTTGCCATCCTGGCTGCGCACAGCTTCGATACCGAATTTCTCAGCTTCCTCGACTGTCTGGCTGGAAACCGACAGAGGCGCGAGGATCAGGACTGGCTTGCCCGTTTTACGGTGGATGTTTTCCGCCCATACCAATTGCATGAGCGTCTTGCCCAGCCCGCAATCGGCGAAGGTTGCCGAGCGGCCCGAGCGCAAGGCCCATTCGATCAGGTAGTTCTGGAAGTCATAGCAGTTGGGGTTTTCGTAAATGGGTGCGAACCCAAATTCTCCAGCCAAGTGCGTCTTGCTTTCAACGAAGGATTTATAATCCCCCATGTCGCTCGCCATTTCATTCTCCATCAGTTGGGGGTGGGGCTAGTCGGTGGTGCTGATCGGCCACGGCGCAGCGCCCACTGCACGATATCGCGTTGATGCGGGAAAAGGCAGTCTGGCAGTTCAGGAATATCGGTTAGGCCCGTTGATGGGTCGGTTATTGCCTTTTTGGCAAGGAAATCCTCATACGCAGTCATCACGGTTCCATCTTTGTTGTGGGTGGGGGAGTGAGGGCGAAATTCAATATCAAATCCGCAACGTGATGCGGGACATTGGGGCCATTTTCGCAAACCCGAATATCCAAATCGCCGTCATCAGGATGAGTAATAGTGAAGCTCACGCGTCCATTTGACAGGACTTCGCATTCCAATTCCAGACCGCTTTCGATGATTTCGTGCGCCTTGGCGGCAACTTCATCGGGCATATCGATTGTTACAGGCATGGCCCGTCCATTGGGGCTCATGTATTGCGTGAAGGGAATTCCAGCCATCTCTCTTTCTCCATCTTCTCCCCCGCTTGTCGCACGCGATCTAACGCGCGTCAAGGGGTAAGAGCGGTGCGGGCGATCTCGCGGGCGAATGACGTGTCAGTCACCAATATCTCCCGCAAAGCCGCCTCTAGCGCTTCGATACGGTCGGCGGCGCGAGTGAATAGGGGCGCGCTCATATAGCAATCATGCTCAGACCATGGGTCAACAGCGCGCAGATTTTCAATCAAAGTCATTCTGTAATCCCCCAAAAACTGGACGGCTTCCCACGATAAGGCTCAAAATCCGCTTCAATCTTGAGCGCCTTAATCGCCCTGGAATAGCTGATTGATCCTTTGCGATTGGTTTGTGTTACCTTCGCGCCAGCAAAAAGCGCATTCTTCCCACCGCACTTTTTCACGATATCCGCCAGCAAGTCTTTCTGGCGCTCGGCAAGAAGTTCCGCGCGTTCCTTGTTGTCCAGATATTCCCGCAACATCTTCGCCGCTTCCGGCGTGTCAATCACAACCCGTTTGGGGGCGAGGTGTTCGGCGGCTAGGTCGGGATCGTTGATAGTCGCGACTAGCTCGGCGTGAAACTGGCGCAGTATGGGCAGGGCGTGATCGCGCCATTCCTGGGATGGCCGAACGACTTCCCTTGTCGTCCCGTGCGGCGTCCACTGGCTAAACCACCAGTGCGGACGGTTTGTTACAAAGATGCTGAATTGGCACTGGTCGAAATATTGCGGCTGCTCGGCAAGCGATTTGAAAACTGGTGGATTGTCTTTTCTAATACCGAACGGGCATTTCTGCTCAACGCCTCCGCCGTCCGAAACCCATCCATCCGGGCTACAGCCGAAAATACCTTCATCGTCATCGGGCACGGTGAACTTGGCCGGCGTCACGGTCATCCCGGTTTCCATCTGGAACTCTAGCAGAGCGCCTGCCTCGTTGGCATTGCCCCACTCGGTTGGAGGATTGCCCTTGAACTCCCGCTCCGCGCCTAGAGCGTCACGCACAAGCGAGCGCATAGCGTCATCGCGGGTCATCCATGGGGAATTGCCGAGGATTGCGCCCGCGAGTGATGCTGTCACCCGCTTGTTGCGGAGCGGGTCGGTTAGGTGGGAGTAGGCGGTCATTGTTCTAACTCAAGTTTGTGCGGCAAGCCAACTTTGTCGCTGGTGGCGTTAAATTTTGCAGTCGTTGCAACGGCTAGATCAATGCCAAATTGCGCCGCCAGCTTGTCGAGACAAATTAGCACGTCGCCAATCTCTTCCGCCAAGTCATCCACGGTCGCTCGTGAGCCACGCCACCCCATACTTTCGCGATGCAGCTTTTTGGCTACATTCAAAACCTCACCCACTTCGCCGCCAAGTTCGGTTGCATGAAAGAGTGGGTCAGCCTTAACGCCGCCCTCCCATGCCTCAAGGCGCGCGGAATTGACGGCGCGTAGCTGTTTCAGAAAGTCCATCACTCATCTCCTTTCAAGGCTGCGCGGGCGGGGAATTTAGGATACCGAAAGTCCCTCGGCTCCGTGCACGAAACCCCTTCTTTCCCACACCATCCGCACATATCGGCGTGCCATGTGGCAGCATGGCCATCCGGCATCCGCCCGTGCTTTTTGCCGCACGCGGAGCAAATCCAGGCGGGGTAGTTAACCACGTTCCATCCCCTTCGCATGCCAGATCAATTCGCGGTCAATATCACCCGACATACCGAGGTTCCTTTCCGCCCTTCAATTCAACACCATCGGCCTCAAATTCCAAGACCTTGATGTTGGGATTGACCGTGCCGAACTCGCCACCGAATTCAGCGGTGACGCGCAAATACCCGCCGGCAAGCGGGATAAACACCCGTTCGCCGCGCGCATACATATCGGATTGCTTGAGAACGCCGCCCTTATGACGAACGATAGCAACGGCGCCTTCAATCTTGTGAAACAAATCCATCTTGACTTCTCCTATGTTAAATCCGCATTGGCATGATAATGCCTTCAAACTTCATGTCGGCAGGTTGCGAAACTGGACGCATGAGTATCGGAACCTCGGCGTTGGCATGTTCGACCGTGACGGCATCAGCATCGAGCGCGGCAAGCATGGCCACTAATTGATCGGCATTGACGCCCATCTCGAAGCCCTCGACGCAATCCGCCTGAATTTCCCCGTCACCCTCGTTGCCGTCAGTGCCTTCTATCCTGATGGATAGAGAGGCATCCTGACGTTTCACGCGCAACTTGCGCTCCTTGGCGTCGGAAGCGATGCGAGCACACCGAACGGCTTCAAGAAACTCGTCAGCGTCAACCGCATATGGCTCGCACGGCGCAGGGAATACGCGGCGATAGTCGGGGTATGTGCCGTCAATCATTTTCCCGGTGACGGTCACGCTTCCGCAAGTGAATTGCGCCTTTTTATCATCCCACTGGATCATTCCTGACCCATCGGGAAGCGCCTTTAAGAAAGATGGGGCCAGAATTACGTCTGGCGCTTTTGCTGGCCATTTCGTGCCAGTTGTCAAAGATGTGAGAACTTTAGCATTTGTCGCGACAAAGCGAGCATTCCCTCCCTCGGCATTCATAAACACGCCGGATAGATATGCCCGAGTGGGTTCTGTGCTAGCCGCCCACAGTAAGCGCTTAACCAATGGCCCTGGATTGAGTGCCATCGGCTTGCACAGATCGCTTGCGGGCATCAGCGGGAAGTCATCCGCCGGGATGGCAGGAACCTTCCACCGAGACTTGGCCTTGACGGACAGGATATGCCCATCAAGGCTCATGGTCATATTGCCGCTGGCAGCAGATGCCATGGCAGCAAGGCGCTTGGCATCCACGCAGCACGAAAACGGCGCCTCGATATCAGCGGGCAGGGTCTGGCGATACTCCACGTCGAGATTGGACGTGGTGACGGTCAAATTGCCATCGGCGGCATCCAGCTTCACCATCGCGAGGATGGGCAGCATGTTTTTCGTTTCGACGATGCTCGCAGCGGCTGATAGCGCTTTGGCAAGATCGGTGGCGGGGATTGTTAGGGTCACAGGAACTGCCCTCCGCCGATATAGCCCAGAACTTCACTGCGCATTTTGATTGTGCTTTCCATAGCGTCGGCAAGGCTGATCATGGCGGCATTATTAGACACATGATGCCCGATATCGTCCATCCAATTTCCCTTTACTAATTGCTCAAAAACATCGGCTATTGCATCGCCAAGAATTTGAAGCTGATTTTCGGCGGCTTCTAACTTTTCCGTATCTGTCAAGTATTCCTCCATCAAAAGGGCGGCGAGGGTGACAGCGGGCCACACGAGGGCCATCCGCAACACTCAGATCGGATGCCTGAACACCCTCGCCTAACTGATATTACCAGATGCTATTCATCGTGAGAAATGGAATGTCATCGTCCATATCATCGGCAAACCCCGTGGATGGGGCAGGACGCCGCGCTTGCGATCCACCGCCACCAACAGCCGCAGGCTTCGCCTTTACGTCTGATATTTCCAGCGAGCCGCCCTTGCCGGCCACCATGGAAACCCAGTTGCCTCGGATCATCTCGCCGGGTTTTTCGCGATCTTCCATCTCCCAAAGCATGACTTTGCAGACCATTTGTTTGTTGGTCAATGCCAACGCCAGATCATCGTCATCCGGTTCGCGCCCAGCCTTGGCGAGTTTACCGCCTGCGTTGGCGTCGATGGTGGCGAGCATCCGAAGGGCCTTGTCGCGCTTCTTTGCCGGGTCTTTGGCCGATTGGTCGAGATCGCCGCACCAGACCTTCTGGAATACCACAGTTCCACCGAAAACCTCCGGCTTCACCACGGACCACTGCACGTTGACGAAACGCTTTCCTTCATCCCCCTTCCAAGCCGCCCGAACCAAGCTCATCAGGCAGTTCGTTTTGTCAGGGATCAGGTCAGGGGTTCCGCCGCCTCCGTCGAATTCCTTCTCTGCTACTTTGGAAACATCTTCGCCTGAACTATCGGCCCACCAGTCAGTATTAGCCATTTGTATTCTCCTGTTGAATTATTCGACGTCGCTTGCATCCGGCACATCCACCGTTTCTTCCGGCTCCGGCTTGGGTTTGGGCTTGCGCCCCTTGGCCGTAGGTTCCGGCCACAGATATGGCGCGAGGGGGTTGGTGCCTTCGGGGAAGTCGAGGGGTTCGGTGATCGATAGCCCGTTCTTGCTGGTTGACGCCGCCGTGGCGTGGCAGACGAACTCGCGGTCGCCATTGGAGACAACCCGCTTACGGTCATCATCATCGCCGCGCAAGGCGCGTTGCAGGCGGACAAACCCAACAAGATCGACGTTGTCCAGGTAGTGTGATTTGCTGTCCTTGTGCATCCTGATCGAATACCGGGAGTAGTCATCGAGATCGGGAAGCGTGACGGTTTCCAGGTCCGCATGTCCAACGAACAGGACATTCATGCCCTTACGTTCGTTCAGCATCCCTGCGCCTTTACGCACGCGGCCATGCATAGCCGATAGCGTCTTGAAGCCCGCGCCATAGCCGCCGTAGGCACTGGCGATATTCGCCGCCGGCTTGCCATCTTTGCCGCCCTTTTTGATAATCTCGGCAGAGAAAATAGTTTCTAGCTCGGTGATGCTGTCGATCACGAGGGTCTGGTAATCGTGATCCTCGTTCAACAATGCCATGAGCTGCGCTACGACATCACGTTCGCAAGTGACAAGCGGAAAGCTGTCCGGCGTCTCAACCTGCGATGAAATGCGGTTCACGCCATCCTCGGCGCGGATGAAAATCGGCTTAGGGAAACTGGCCGCCAAGCCAGACTTGCCCGTTCCCGCCTCACCGACAATCGTCGCAACGAGCGGGCGCTTTTCGGGTTTTGAGATACTTTCCATCAAACTCATGTCGATAACTCCTTTGTGTAGTGACGGCATTCCTGCAAATTCTCGACCAGCAATGATACGCCTTCCGGGGGTCGATTGTAACCGCAGCTTTGCAGGCATCGGCGTTGCCGTCCGACGCGGTTGGAAAGGCCCGGGGCGTGTGGCGTTAATCTCGGGATTTCATCTCTTCGTAAATCTCTTCCATCTTCGCGAGCCATTCCATGCCAGCGACGATTTCGGGGGCGTCGGTTCCGTATTTCACGTTTTCCATGTAGCCCAATCCGCCATCGTCTTTCCACCGTGAAACGGTGCCGCATGCTTCGGTAAAAAGGCGATAGGCTTCGTCACGCTTTACATCGGCATCGTCAATGGTGCACTGAAAATAGGAATGTGCCAATTGCAGATGGTGCACCATCAATTCCAAAGCCGCGTCACGCGAGGCGCGGGGTGCATCTATGGACAGATATTCAGTCATAGCCCGCCACCCACTCTTGATAAATCTCGATGATCGCGCGCTGATTGTCGTCAAGCCCGCCGTGGTGGACTTCGAACTGGTCGAGTAGGGTTGTGGGGCGGATTAGGCCGAGGTCGGTGTAGACGGCCATGATGACGTCTTGAACGGTTTTAAGCTCGTCGGCCAGCCATCGATCAGAATATGATGCCGCCTTGTCATGCGCCTCTTCCTCGGTCATCGTGGGGGTGGTGACGACGCCATTAAGGTCATCCACCAACTTTTCAATGGTGCCGAAGCGCGCCAAATCGCCAGCGCGGATTTCTTCGATAGCCTCGGCGGTTTCGCCATTCGGGATGCGAACAACATCGCCCGGCTCATATTCCACCGTTGCCGCCGACCACATCTCCGAACCGGGCGCGACCTTGCGCTTGTAGCCGATGATGTCGGCCTCTGGGTCAAAGTGATTTCCATCGCCCGCATGTCCCCATCGATAGAAAGGGCTTTCGGGATTTATCTCGCCATTCCGAAACATCACCTCGCCAGCATCCTCCGGCGCATCCTCACCACCGCCCCAAGGCTCGAA